GAGTCGGCAAAAAAGAATTTTGATAAAATCGTACCGAGTGAGGAAGCAATTTCATATATGTTGGATTTTGTGAATAATTTTATAGAAAAGGAAGCCTAAGTTAGAGACATTTATTGTAATACATCCAAGAAAGTATGGAGAGTGTCCAAAAGCTCACCCACATCGAACACATTCTCAAGAGACCTGACTCATATGTCGGTCCAGTTGAGCAGGGTACCGAACCCTACTGGATCCTCGATGGTTCTACTTTCACCAAGAAGAACTTGAAGTATTCCCCAGCCCTCTTGAAAATCTTTGATGAAATCCTCGTCAACGCCATCGACCGCAACTCCCTCCACCCCAAACAGGTCAGTTCCATCTCCGTCGCCATCGATAAGGAAACGGGTTCCGTGACCATCGAGAATAATGGACCTCTCGGTGGTATCGGTGTTCGTATGCATGAGAAAGAGGGTCTCTGGAACCCTGAACTTGTGTTTGGACATCTCCTTACAAGTACCAACTATGATGACACTCAAAAAAGGATTGTTGGAGGTCGCAATGGCTACGGTGCCAAGTTGGCGAACATCTACTCGAGCGATTTTGCAATCGCGATCAAGGATAATGAGACGAAGCAGACTTATACCCAGAAGTGGTCAAAGAACATGACTATCTGCGACCCACCAAAAATCAAAAAACACTCGGGTGCCACGTCATCGGCTGCTATCACATTCACCCCAGACTGGAAACGGTTTGGGATGTCCAAGATGGACGATACCATTTACAACATTTTCCAGAAACGTGTTTGGGATGCAAACATCTGTACGACTCAAAACTGTAAAGTAAAGTTCAACGGTGATGTTCTCCCCAAACAAAACTTTGAAGCCTATGCCAAAATGCATGAAGGTGTTCAAGAAGTTGCCTCTGTGTCTGGAGACCGCTGGTCGGTGTGCATCGGTCCCTCTGAGAACGGTCTCGAGCAGGTTTCTTTCGTCAACGGCATCTCTACCATGAAGGGTGGCACTCATGTCGACCATGTCGCTAACCACATCGCCAACGGAATCATTGATGACATGGCGAAGAAGATTAAGTTGAAGCCTCAACAGGTGAAGAACGCTTTTACCATCTTCGTGAAGGCAACCCTCGAGAACCCAACTTTCTCGAGTCAGGTCAAGTCTGAGTGTACATCGAAGTCCCAAGAGTTTGGTTCAAAGTTTGAACCTCCCAAAAACTTTGTGAAGAATGTTCTTAAGACGGGCATCGCCGATGAACTCACGGCGCTCTCAAAGTTCAAGGAGATGAAGGAACTCAAGAAGACTGATGGAGCCAGGAAGTCTAAGATTACTGGTATCCCAAAGTTGGATGACGCGAACAAGGCTGGAACGGCTCAATCTGGGAAGTGTACCCTTATCGTGACAGAGGGTGACTCAGCGAAGACTCTCGCTGTCGCTGGCCTCTCTGTGGTGGGTCGAGATCATTATGGTGTCTTCCCTCTCCGTGGCAAGTGCAAGAATGTGAGGGACTCTTCGGTGGCACAGTTGACCTCCAACCAAGAGTTTAACGATCTCAAGAAGATTTTGGGTCTCCAACAAGGGAAGGAGTACACGAGTGTCTCTGAGCTTCGTTATGGTCGCCTCATGATTATGACAGATGCGGATAATGATGGGTCCCACATCAAGGGTCTCATCCTCAACATGATTCACTACTTCTGGCCAAGCCTCCTCAAGTTGAACTTTGTGGTCTCAATGGTGACACCAATCATTAAGGCTACGAAGGGTTCTGACACCAAGTCTTTCTACACCGACTCAGCTTTCCGTACATGGTATGGTTCGGGGAAACAGGGGTGGAAAATCAAGTACTACAAGGGTTTGGGTACTTCTACCTCAGCCGAGGCTCGTGAGTACTTCAAGAAAATTCAAGACCTCACTGTGAAGTTTGATGTAGACATGATGACAGACGACTCTATCATTCTTGCTTTCGACAAAAAGAAGGCGGATGCACGCAAGTCGTGGCTTCTCGAGAGCACTGCCAAGGAGGCTGGTCAACTCGAGGTTCCGTATGGTGATGTGAAGCAGTTAGATATCACTGACTTTGTACACAAGGACCTGGTGAATTTCAGTCTCGCAGACCTCAAGCGCTCCATCGCTCATGTGGCGGATGGACTCAAACCTTCCCAGCGTAAGGTTATGTACTCCTGTTTCCAGAAGAACCTTCGTGATGAAATGAAGGTGGCACAGTTGGCAGCTTATGTGGCTGAAAAGAGTGCCTACCACCACGGTGAAGTTTCCCTTGCAGAAACCATTGTGAAGTTAGCGAACGATTACACAGGTTCGAACAACATCAATCTTCTTGAACCTTGTGGTCAGTTCGGTACACGACTCATGGGTGGTAAGGATGCGTCTCAAACGAGGTACATCTTCACGAAGCTCACGAGGGAGGCTCGAAAACTCTTCGATCCCAAGGATGATGCCATCCTCAATTACTTGGACGATGATGGTCGCTCAATCGAACCAGACTTTTACATGCCTACCCTTCCCATGGTTCTTGTGAATGGGACGGAAGGGATTGGGACGGGATTCAGTTGCTATGTACCACCCTTCAACCCCGATGACATCAAGGAAAACATCAAGAAGATCCTAGGTGGTGAAGAGCTTGTACCCATGAAACCATGGTTCAGGGGTTTCAAGGGTAAAGTGTTCAAGGATGAGGGAGGTCTTTGGGTGACTGAAGGTATATGGAGAGACACTGGTTCTAGGCTCAAAGTGACAGAACTTCCCCCGGGTCGTTGGACCCAAGATTATAAGGAGTATCTGGATACCCTAATGGAGAAGAAGACGATTACGAACTACACGAACAACAGTACCACGGAGGATGTGGACTTTGAAATCTTTGGGTACTCGGGAAAGGATCTCATCAAAGACTTGAAAATGCGAAAGACTTTTCACACATCAAACATGCATCTGTTCCACCCCACTCGAGGTATTCACAGGTACACAACCCCCGAAGAGATTCTTCGAGACTTTGTAGAGTTGCGCCTTGAGCACTATAAGAAGAGGAAGGCACACCTCATCGATGTCCTTGAAAAGAGGGCTGAGATGTGTGGGCACAAGTCGAAGTTTGTCTCTATGGTGATTGAGGAGAAGTTGGTGGTCTTCAAGAGGAAGAAGCAGGATCTCGAACAGGAGATGTCTAGGTACTTTCCCAAGATTGATGGAAACTGGGACTACCTCCTAAACACCAAGACAGTCGAGTATACGGAAGAGCGCGTCAAGGCACTCATGGATGAAGCGAAGCAGGCCAACATTGATCTAGAGCGTATGCTTAAGACGAGTCATGTGACAATGTGGAAAACGGATATTAAAAATATGTGAGCAGTAAGTAGATATGGGTGAGGCTGCTAAAATTTCCCTCAAAGCTATTGGAAAGCAGGATACACACCTTCTTTCCAAAGACCCAGAAGATTCATTCTTTAATTACAAAGAGGATAAAGTACACTCGGAGTTTAGGAAATATCACAGATCGCGGAACGTTGTTAACCCTGCCGGTGTTCCAAATTGGCCATTTGGACAGACGATCAAAGTTGAGTTCAATCCCCAAAATATGGGTGATCTTTTGAGTAATATGTGGTTGAGTGTAAAAATGCCCGGGCTTCGGAGTCCAACTGTTGGAAACTACGCAGACCAACTGGGGCGTCACATTCTCAGAAGTATCACGATGTATGTAGATGACTTGGAAGTTGAAAAGATTCACGATGATTGGGGTGTAATCTATGATGAACTTTATTTAGAAGTTTCCGAGAAGGTTGCGAATAGATTTCTTGTTAATAGAAACATAGGCTACGATGATTCAACTCTTTACCCAGCACTCGCCGAATACGATTCGGATCTTATGATTCCTCTTCACTTTTTCTTTTCGAGAAAGTTTTCGAGTGATGAATATTCTTCAAATAAACCAAATCGTCCCTATTTCCCTGTGTGTGCGATACATAGACAAAATATTGTGTTTGAATTAGATTTCCACAAACAATCATTCTTTACAGATAGAACACAACTCATAGAACTCAGTGAATTTAAACTCATCACTGAAGAAATTACGGTGAATGCGGAAGAACGAAAATATCTAGCGAATGAAAGACAAACCCTCATTACAGATCTCGTTCGGAAGCATCCCACGACCGTAAGTGAAATTGGTAAAGATATCGTTCGAACAAACTTAGTACCGAACATTCCAGTCAAGTGTATTCACTGGTTCTTACGAAACACTGTGTATGAGAATGAAGATGTAGCCATCGGTGATCCAAGTAATCCCGAAAACTACTATTCCCAAAATCGTTTCAACTTTTCTTCAAACGTAAACTTTGACGAGATACAAACATTCTTTGAGCCGATCATGGAAAATGCGAGTTTTTACATCAACGGAAACAAACTACCAAATGTTTCAAAGACAAATCATAGTTATTACAAGTATCTCATCCCTTTCAGAAACAGACTTTCAAGACCTTATAGAAATATCTATACATACAGCTTCTCGATGAATCCTATCAATGTGGAACCATCGGGAAACTTGGATTTTAGTCAGATACAGTCAGAAAAAACGTCTATAGAAGTGAAACTCGATACACGGGAAGGATCATTGGTCGATGTGACCACTAAAACGTACTCTTTGCAGATGTATTACACGGGATACCAAACATTCGTCTTTGATCGCGGATTTATGTCTGTTGCTTACTAAACAGTGAACCTTTATTCATAGAAATATAGTCGATGATGTTATTCTTGATACACCATTTGATGAAATTCAACTGTGCCAAAGTTGTCTGAATTTCGTGAGATGTTCCAGGAACTGTATACGCAAACTTCTCAGACCTACAGAAGGGGTCGAAGAGTTTTTTACTGTACCCATCTAAACTCGACTTGTATGCACAGTGCACTGTGAAATACTTTCCATCTTTCGTCGTGTATGAAATGTTATTCTTTTTTGAATAATTTGTGATGAACCATTCCAAGTTTCGTAGAGAGATTCCACTTGATTTGTCAAGAATGTTTAGCAATTTAGTTCGGTTTTCCTCTTGATTGTAGAATGAATTGATTGATGTTAGTAGGATACCACTTTTACTCATTACTCAATACTGACCCCAAATCTATAAGCCCCTTTGAATTTTCACACCCCGGACACCCTCTAACATACATTTCTTCTGGACCATGTGTATGTAGGTTTGAACTCGAGAGAGATCTATGTCTCAATTTTTCACCTTGAATCGTGTGATGTTTACAATAACCAGTCTCACTTCCTTTGAAGAGACAACGCTGCCCATTCGACTTTGTACCCTTGCACAATGACACATTCGCGATAGAGGGAAGATCTCTTAAGAGCATGTCAAGTGAAATCGCGTGTTTTTTAGAAATGGTTTCAGCATATTCACCCAGTAAAGTACTCACACGCTCATTAACTTCCTGTTCAACCAGATCGACAATTTTATTGTGTAAAGTCATTCCTTATTAGTTGATTGCTCGTATTTTTTAAATATGTCTTGAATAGATTTAGTTTTCGGAACCCTTGATTCTTTAATACGATCACGAAGTTCTGCAACCTTTCCACTGTGATCGAGACCAAGCTTTTTACACTCTTCGATGAGTTGTTCCTTTTTCATACCGCTCAGCGCTGGACCAGTCTCCTTCTTTTTGGGTTTGTGTTGGGAGATGATTTCTCCAAAAATTTCTTGTTTCGGGTCGTCAAACAAAGGCTCGAGTAGATCACATACAGGGTTCAAGAATTTGTTCACGAAATAATAGTGATAATCGACTGGGATATTATTCTCCTCCACATATTTGGGATCTTCGGACTTTTCGAAAGCTTTAGCTTTAGGATCACCCGTCTTTGTCAGGAGGTATGGAACGCGATCACCGGACTGTGGTTCCGACCCAGGCTTTCTTTCGCGCATCTTATGAACAACCTGCACATGTGCCTGATTAATTTCACCGATTCGAGGACCAGTCACGGATACATTTTCACCATGAACCTTGTAGTTGTCAGAAAGAGATTGGCTCAACACAAGTTTTTCATTTGGGACATCACCAGAAAGAAGTTCAATCGCCCTCTCTTTCGCGAGTTCCATAGGCGGACCTGTGTCAGGAGCATCGAGAACGACATCCAAGAGTTCTTTACAGACTTCTCTTACATGTGGTGTGTTGTCTCTACGAACAACCTGTAACCCCTTGATGTCTATGTAGTCCATGTGCATCTGGTCATCCTTCCCCTTTGTCCACAATTTGGCAGCGTAGCGCTTCTTTGAGTAGAGAAAATATGGCCAATACACCTTTTCAAGCTCCAAGTTGTTGGGTTTTTTGAAAAGAGCAGAGCACTCCTCGGCAGCCCTCTCACCCAACTCCCAACTGTACTCGATAGCTTCCTTCCCTTTGCGATCGCCAACATCAAACTCGACCATAACCGAATCAGTGTCGCCATATCGCACCTTTGCACCAGGGAAGTTTTTTTCCACATATGTCTTCGTCTCCTCAATCATCGCACGACCCCTACATGTTGTCGTAGATGCGATTGGTACACACGGAAGAATACCCTTACCAGCACCAGTGAAACCATACACAGAGTTCATAGAGACTTTGTATGCCAACTGTTTACCATTGTACACCTCTTTCATTCCACCAGTCGCAGCTGCCATATCCTTTTTCGCCTTTTTTCGAAACTGCTTGAGCTCGAGAAGAATCGCAGGTAAAAGACTGGGAACACTTTGGGCAAACTTATACGTTCGGTCACCGATGCTGAAAGTTTCATAGTCGATGCCCGGGATGTTTCCATACCTCTTTTCATCCATCACCAATGTTGAATAACAAAGGTTATGCGCCATCATGATTGAAGGGTACAGAGCTTCAAAATCTAGAGCTGTGATGGGTGTATAGTACGCACCCTTTTGTGCCTCCAGTACAGTTGCACCTTCATAAGGTTCCTCAGGAATCGCACCATAGCGAATCGTGGGTACCATGAACCCCAGTTCTCGAGCCTTTTTCGTGAGTTGACTAAACACCTTAATCTGCTGGCCACGCTCAACCAGGAAACATAAGGGAACCCAGGTCGCCTTAGCCATCTCCAGAAGGTTTAGAAGTGTACACAACTTCTTCAGGAGTTTGTGGGGAAGTAAAGTATCCTTGATACAGTACTCCGCAACTTCACCCAGTTTCCCAGGATCACCCTCCTTGTAGCGAGCAAACATCTCTTTGGGAGACATATCAATCTTTTGGTCACCGAGGTACAACTTTGAAACATTGTTCAAACTATACGAGTCTAATTTGTATCCCTTCTTCACTTCATGGAACATATCGAAGATAAATCGTCCAGACATTGGAAGCAACTTCAGGAAGTTATCACCCAAAGCACTTGAACTCAACTTTTTTAGAGTGAGTTGACATGATTCATCATTCAGTCTTCCAAGTTTGAAAAACTTTGGATCACAACCACAATGACGGGCTCGTTTGTAAATGTACTCAAGATCAAAACCAAAGATGTTCCAACCAGTGATGATATCGATACTCTTTTCGTGAAGATACTTTTGAAACGCTTCGAGCATTTCCCGCTCGGTATCGAAACTCACGGTATCGGGACCCTCGGTCTTCTTGTAACACAAGCAAACCTTTTCGTACGGTTCGTCTGTACCGAATTTACAGAGGGACACTGCAATCTGAAAGCAAGCATCACCGGGTACATCCGCATCAGGAAACTTACCTGTAGAACTGTTACACTCAATATCGAATGATCCCACAACGAATGGTGCAATATCATCTCGAGCAACGGACTTTAGAGATCTCCAATCATTACACCAAAGATCAATGTCAACTTTGGCGAGGTGAGATCGTACACACTTATCACCCGTATCAAGCCACCCCGTCGATTGGATACCAGTTCGATGCATCAGGCGGAAGACAGGGTCAAGGTTGGACTCATACACCTTCAGTACCCTTGATCCAGAAGAAAGTTGCACAGGCTTTCTCAAAAATCCATCGACACGACGACGAGCTCCGAGGTTCGCGAAGTTGATCTTCATGAAAAAGAACTCTTCATTGTTTTGGAATCCCCAAACATCTTTGGACTTTGCCATGGAATATGAAATGACACATTCGGGACATTTTCTACAGATAAGATTGTAGATCTCGTTGATCGTCTGTTGTGATGTTCCAAAGGACAACTTGATAAAAAAGTAAGGATTGAACGCCGTCGTGACACAGACCGACTTACCATCTTCAGTCTTCCCAAAAATGCTCACGTGGTGTTCATCTTCCGTGTCTCTAGGTTCCCATGTGAGAGCCTGGAACACGACCATATGTTTATATTCACCCAAATTTTTAATATCATTTACTAATAAATGTCTGCCGCTTTAATTGAGCTTGTGTCGGTGGGTGCCCAGGATGTCTACATCACGGGTGAACCCCAGGTCAGCTTCTTCCGCCAGAACTATAAACGATACACCAACTTCGCCATGAAGCCTGAGCGCATGGATTACATCGGTACCTTCGGTGCGAACAATGAAATTACTGTCCCTATTCGCTCTAAGGGTGATCTCATGAGCTACATCTGGATCGAGGACACCCTCGTGTCCAACGTGCAAGATAACCCCAATGGTCTATTCTCTTCCACCGCCTCTAAGCCCACTGAGTTCCAACTCTGGATTGGTGGACAGATGGTTTCTCAACTGGATTCCCTCTTCATTCAGGGTGTACACAACCCCCTCATGCGCGACACCACTGCGAAGGCGTCGATGGCTGCTACCACATCGACCCTGAAGTCTAACCATGGTGGAGACCACTACATGATTCCTTTCTTCTTTGGTGAGGATTGGACCAAGTGTCTACCTCTCGTGGCTCTCCAGTACCACGATGTCGAGATTCGCATCAAGTGCCGCGATGGTTACACTCCCGTTGGCACTCCCAAGATCTGGGGTAACTATGTGTACTTAGACACAGAGGAGCGCAAGTTTTTCACCGACAAGGAACATGAACTCCTCATTACCCAAACCCAATACCAACTCGCTTCCAGCACCGACACCGAGATTGATCTTAGCTACTTCAACCACCCCGTCAAGTCGCTTCACCTCGTCTCTGGTAACACGACCGCTGGTAATGACTGGGATTCCGAGTTCACATTCGATAAAACTTCTCTTTACATCAATGGTGTCCCCCTCTTCGAGGACACTTCGAACGTGTACCACCATACCGTCGTTCCCGAAATGCACTGCACCGACCTCCCCGATGATATTCTCGAGGATCTGCCCACCTTCTCGTGGCCTTTCTGCCTGACCATGAGCAAGATGCAGCCCACTGGTACTCTCAATTTCTCGCGCATCGATAATGCAAAGCTTACCCTCACCAACCCCTCGGGTGGTAACTCCCTCCACCGTGTCTACGCGGTCAACTATAACATTCTCCGCGTGAAGAATGGTATGGCTGGTGTCGCTTTCGGTAATTAATTCCAGTTGTCAATCAAAGTTTTCGTCTTTTCATACATTCTCTTCCCATAGAAGGTCTTGTCCTTCTCTCCCTCCCAAATTGTGAGTCGGTCCTCGAGGAACACCTTGAACGTATCCGAGTCACAGTTAGACTTGTATCGAACCTTTTCAGCCTTAAGTGCCTCCCCCATAGCAGCTAAACGACTATCCATTGAACGCTTAGCAAACTCAATAGGAGTGAGACGATTGGACACATCAGCTGTTTTCTTGTTCATATATATTATGGACGACTCTACACTTTATACCATTTTGTACTACTGTAGGGCATGTCGAAGGACATACGATGGACATGCTCAATGTTGTTTTGAGATGAATCACGTTAAAGTTAAAATCCCCACAAATACTAAATGATACCACTTATCATAGCTGGCGCCCTTACTGGAGCTCTCGCATACACCTACATGGGTCAGAACCTTGTGTCCGCCTCTGAAGCCAAAAGGCTCATCAAAAAGGATAAGATAAAGAAGGTCATCGACGTTCGCACAACCACAGAGTACCGTGCAGGACATTACCCCAGGGCACTTCACATCCCTGTCGATAAGATTAACGAAAAGACCACCACAGAACTACCCAGGAAGGGTTTACTCGTCTACTGCAACACTGGGCAACGAGCCAGATTTGCGGCAGAGAAATTAGAGGAACTTGGATTCGAAGATGTCTACTATATCGCTGGACATTATTCATCTCTACTTTAAATGTCAGAGTACCCAATGTACTTCTCCTTCTTTACAATTCCTGTTGGTAATGTATCAATCGCTTGAATTTCCGCTACAACCGTCGTTTTCATACCTTCAGGCTTTATCACGGGTGGTAGCATTAGGACTTCCTCTTCCTCTTCCTCTTCCTCTTCCTCTTCCTCTTCTGGGGTCTCGGGGGCGGGACCCGGGGCGGGACCTGGGGCGGGACCTGGGGCTGGACCCGCGGCTGGCTCGGCTTCGACTGTCTTTTTCTTACCAAAGATGTAATTATAATTTGTCGCTATGACGAGAACGACTACAACTAGAAAAGTTCGAAGGAGTCTATAATCGATACCTTTCATTATACAGTAGTGCAAGATTTTTTCAAGCGTTCAAGTCGATCAATTTCACGGTTCATAAATATTGTGAGTTGGACAACTGTGCCTTCGAGTGTGACAAGTCCACGCTGTCTCAAAGATGTCACATTTTCGAGACGTGTCATATCAACCCAAGACATTTTTGAGATTGGTGTCTTACTATGGTGTATAGCCAATACAGCTGCATCTCTCTTTGTCTCCTTAGGAAGCTGTTCACCGTCGTAACACAGTATGACATGAGCACCTGGATAACCACTTGCGTGCATCCACCAGTATTTGGAGTCACCCGTAGTTGTGAGATGATCATTTTCCTTTGCCGATTGTCCAACCCTAATTGTAATACCGTCTTGTGTGGTATATTGATGCATTATTTTTCCTCGTTACAATTACAATGCACGTCGTTCTTAAGCCCAGTCCATCCGTAAGTCATAAGTACCGTGTGATTCTTCCAAGTAAAAGAACTATCGATTTTGGACAGAAAGGTATCCAACACTATCCAGATCATGGAAACGCCCGTCTTATGCGTGCACATCTTCTTAGAAAGGGAGCAATCATTCCTAAGGAGTTGCGTGTAGAGACAAATCTTCACGAAATTCACCGTGGTATGCTTGGTGTTGACAAAAGCGATCGAGAAGATTGGGAAGATTTTTTTAGAGCAGAGTACTGGGAACGGTGGATACTTTGGTCATACCCCGATGTAAACAAATCCAAACTTTTCATGACAATGACCAAAGGTGTCCTTTTCATGCCCCAACCCGAAGATTTATGGTTTTGTAATGAGGAATTCAAAGACCTGTAGATCCAAACCCACCCGAACCTCTCTCAGTATCTTCAACAATACTGATCTCTTCAATCGGAGGCGTTTCACATCTCTCAAGTACAAGTTGAGCAATACGATCACCCTTCTTGACTTCAAAGTCTTCCACTCCATGGTTGAATAGGACGACCTTGATTTCACCGGTATAGTCAGGATCGATGACACCCGCACCCACATTGATACAGTGCTTCACAGCGAGACCTGAGCGAGGGGCCACACGCCCGTAGACACCTGGAGGAAGAACAATGGTAATACCAGTGCTTACGAGCGCTCGACCAGCTTGACACGGTACAGTGGCATCTTCGGAGCTGTATAAATCATATCCCACAGCACCATCAGAACCACGAGTAGGCACAATAGCATCATAACAAAGTTTCTTAACTTTGAGGGTCATTATACATCAGTTTCATCCATAATCTTTATGTTGTATGATGAACCTCGAGGTGAGTCCCTTCTCTTTATTCTCTCTTTGTATACAAGTTTTATTATAAATGTTGAAATACAAGTCAACATTTATAATAAGATCATATTATTTTTGCACTCAAAGGGTTTCGAACCCCTGACCTCAAGCTTACTAAGCTTGCGCTCTACCACTGAGCTATGAGTGCGAGATGCTGAGAGCGGGGTTCGAACCCATTCCGACATCTCAGCATCATAGAGCCTCCCACGCTACTCTATTGTGTTGTCAAATCTTTAAGCATTTTGGTGGTGGTTCGAAGGCTGTCTGTTCCTTCAGTTCCTTACGTTGCTTCATCTTCTTAATGTCTGCACCCTGACAATCATGCTTCGTCAAGTTGATACAACTCGGACAAAAGCTGCCTTCACAATAGTTACAATCGATGGGGACACCACACTTCTTCCTACAACGTTGACACGGCATTCTTATTGTTAACTCGGATAAAGATTTTAAGTGACTTTCGTACAGAATGTCCCTCACTTACGCGTTCACCAAGCCAGTTGTTCCCACCGAGTACTCCCGTCTCAAGACAACCCTGAAAAAGTCTACAGCTGCGTATGGTACCGCTCTCAGTGCCTCGTACTTCATCACACAGGGGGCTGACCAGGGTGTATCGGCCGCTTTGGGAGCCGCCGCCTCGTACGCGTATGTGACCCTTCTATCGGATAGGGTGGACAAGTTTGAAAATTCGGCAATTCAGAAGGAGTTCTTGGCACCACTGTGTGCCGCTGCTTTTGAAGTGTCGTGGAATAACGCACCTTTCGCGTTTGACTTTGATTATGGAGCTACTTTCGTGGGGTTTCTCGCTTATAAGTTTGCCCTCACTACAGTCCTATACGAGACCGTGAAGGAGATGATGATTGGAGACAGCGAAGCCTTCTACGACACCGAGGAGAAGGTCTATAACGACCTTAGCGAAGACGACGAAGTTCCCGAGCAATACGCATCACTGCACGAGGAGACGCTTGGTTGATCATCCTCTGGCCAGCCGCATTCATATAAGAAACACGTTTATCTATCATATTTTTAACGTTAGCCCTGGCGCGCGCAACAGCGGCTGGGTTGGGGCTGCGTGGCTTGGGTCTGGGCGGGGGAATCCTGGTGGTCATGTTCCTCATAAAGTTGGCGGCAATCTTCCTATCAAGAGCCTTCTTTTCCACGCGCTTCTTCGCAGCAGCACGCTTCTTAGCCACCTCTGGGTACAACTTCGCGAGGGGAATGTTGTTCATGGGGGAGCTCTTGGCGCGCGACTTGATGGCACCACAGAGCTCACCGACAGTCTTCTTCTCAGTGTTGATGCCATACTTCTTGGCAACCTTCACCACCTCATCCTTCTTGTAGAGACGGCACTTCTTACGACCAATCTTAAGATCACCCGCCTTGTCTACAGAAACGAGTACTGGAGTCATTGTTTGATATTAGTCGAGAAAATTATTGGTCTTTATTAAAAGGAAGATGGGTGTCCTAATCTTCTATGTGTATTTACTCTCACGACTCACGAGAAAACCCAAATGGAAAAAAGCCAAAGCCAAAGCCAATTGGATTTAATTCATCACACCAGTCTGAAGGAACTTATCAATCTTAGCAGCGATAGACTTACCAATACCCCTCACCTTCTTGGGACCCTCCGCGAGTTCCTCACCACTCGTCACTTCAAAGTCCAGGTTGTGGATGACTTCAGCGGCGTTCTTGTACGCACGAACCTTGAAGGGGTCTTCGAGGTCGTCAGCATAATCTTCGAGAGCCCGTGCGACTTCCTCATTGGTGGAGGTACCCCTTTCGAGTCTCTCGAGCTTCTGCACCTTGCCAGTCGAGAGGAACTCATCGATGACATTGGCGATGCTCTTACCAATACCCTTCACCTTCTTGGGACCCTTCGCGAGTTCTTTGCCACTGGTCACCTTGAATGGAAGCTTGTCGATGATATTGGCAGCGTGGTCATATGCCGCACTCTTGTGCTCATCCTTTTCGTAGTAGGCGAGACTGTCAAGCACATCAGCCAACTCACTGTTGTAGGAGATGAAAAAGTCAGACTCGTCATCGGAGTCCGTCTCATCATCAGAATCAATCTCGACGATCTGACCATCGGTGGAGGCAACAGATTCAGCATCCTCAAAGTACTCGTCGAGGAACTGGTCAACCTTCGAGGCGATACCCTTCCCAATACCCTTAATCTTGAGGAGGCTCTCACCATTCTGGACCTCAAAGTCGAGAGTGGCAATGATGTCCGCAGCCGTGTTGTACGCCCCAGTCTTGTAAAAGTCGGAGGTCATCTCACCAAGTTCCTTCAAGTGCTTGGCGATGTCTTCGTTCAGTTGGAAGGTCTTGGTTCGCGCAGTCGTCTCGTAGAGGGAAGCTCCGACCCTCTGAATTTCGGAGTCAAGAAGTTTCTTTCGGAGTTCCTCGTTCTCCTTCTCGAGCTTGAGGATGTAATCGGTGATGGAAGTAGAGTTCATGTTTGTAGTTGGTTGTGTGAATAAGACGTGGCTCTTCTTTACTTAGGTGTTTAAAGATGAAAAACCTCTTTATATAAATGTTCGTCTTAAGACCTACAATTATACGACCAACGACCTTACTCCGCGCCAAGAAGGACGACTTTGTGGCCCCATCTGATGCTCCCGGTGAAGGGAGTAGACGCTTCCCGACGTGGGATGAGAGAGATGAACCCGAGACGAAGGAGGTGAACCCCATCAAGAAGTTCATCATGAAAGTTTTCAAGATCAAGGAAATCGATCATGAAAAGTTCCGAGAGGAAAACAAATGGGCTATTAAGCCTCAACCTCGAGAATGAAGTTTTTATCAAATTTACCTAAACGAATCTTCCCCTCATCCACAAGACGCTTGATCGTATCACCAACCTTTAGGTTGTCTTCATACGCCGCAGCGTGTTTTGGTTCAGGTGGTAGGTTAGGCATCAACATGTTGAACGCCATCATCTTTTGAGCCATTGAGAGTTGCCTGTCTTGGAGGACTTGCATAATCTGGGGCGGTATCTTTGAAGGATCCATTACTGAATATAATGGATGTCTTCTTTAAACACCTAAGTTATATAAGGTTATCGCGCGTAAAGCAAATAAGATACAATGTACGATTCTTACCCAGAAGATCTTTGTGACCACTATGAACATCACGGAAAGAGTCTCCCTTCACTGACATCCAATCAGGGGCAGGCGCTAGCATGGTTAGCACAACCCGAGATGCGTGGTGGTAGAGGATGGATCGATAGAGAAGCTGCGATGAAGTTCTTCGATGATAACAACATGAAATCCAGTGATCCAATTCAACCTTTCAACAAACCCGGTGGAAGTACACCAGGGCTCAAGCTTGACAACACGAGGGGTAAAGGTTTTTACTCTTTAAAATTCCCTTTTGAATTCAATGATGAAGAGAAACGCAGCAATGTCAGAATGAATGTCTGTATGAATGGCACGAAGGAAGAGCAGGTGAATTCAGTAAAAGACTTTCATCTGAAAAAACTGGAGACCAACATGAAAGATGCGGAGATGTTTCTCACTCTTTTAAACAAAACGCGGTCGAGGGATGTCTACGAAAGACTGGTGAAAGAAATCCATCACATGAAGTGGGTGATTCGGCACATTCTTGAACAACCGACCAAAGACTGGCAGATTGGTCACTTGATTGCAAATCCACCAAAAGAAGCAAATGACCCTTCGAACTTGTATTATCAACCACCTATACAGGCGAAGTTCCGTGATAACTACATTTTCAACCAGGGATTTGAACGCATCAAAGTTAAAGTTTAGACATGCACATGTTGTAATGAAAACGAATGTCATTGAACTAGTTGATTGTATCGATGCCATGAAAAACCTCGCAGATAACTCGATCGACATGGTGTGCACAGATCCACCATACTTCTTAGATGGGTTAGGTGATGATTGGAACAAAGAAAAAATTGATAAGAAAGGCTCGTCTAGCATGGTTGGAAATCTACCAAAAGGTATGAAGTTTGATAGGAATCAATCAAAAAAGTTTTCAGAATTCTATCGAAAGGTTTCTGATGAAGTTTTTCGAGTATTGAAACCCGGTGGCGCCTTCGTGTCTTTCAGTAGTCCTAGGTTGTACCACTCAATGACCACAGCTGTCGAAGATTCTGGTTTCGAAATCCGTGATATGTTGGCGTGGATTTACACACAATCACAAGTGAAGGCATTTACCCAGAACCACATCATAGAAAAAGATAAGAGCAGAACCCGCGAAGAAAAGGATAAACTCAAGGAACTGTGTAAAGACTGGAGGACTCCACAGCTTAAACCAGCCATCGAACCTATGTGTCTGGCAGTTAAACCTATAGAGGGTCGTTACATAGATAACTTTGAAAAGTATGGTACAGGGTTAATGAATACATCTGATGAGACGAAGGTTGATGGTAAGTTTCCATCGAATATTATGACAACTCAAGATGAACTTTTCAATGGCATTTTCCTGGTTCCAAAGCCTGGAAAGAAGGAAAAGAGTGAATTCAACACACACTTATCTGTAAAACCAGTTGAACTTGTTGAACATCTCATCAAACTTTTTACTACCGAAAATGCAGTGGTACTCGATCCGTTCATGGGAAGTGGTACAACCGCAGTCGCTGCAGTATCTTGTAATCGTCAATATTTGGGTTATGACATCAATCAAGAATATGTGGACATTTCGAAGAAGCGAGTAGAGTCTCTGATGAAAAAGGTCACAGCTTAGTGATACCCACCCCGTAACCCAACTCCACCACCACTGGGTCATTCTTGTAGTCCTCTTTGTAATACACCTTTTTGATTCCACTACTCGCCAGAGCCTTGTAGCAGTTTAGGCAAGGATAATGTGTCACGTACGCCACACAATCATCGATGGAGGCACCCCTCTTCGCCGCATCCGTGATTGCGTTAATCTCTGCATGAATCGTAGCCTGTTCGTGTCCATCCCTCACGATGGACTTATGGTTGGTACCTGCGAGGAATCCGTTGTAGCCCATACTGATGAGGCGGTTGTTCTTCACGAGGACACATCCCACCTTCAGTCGCTCACACGGAGACCTGACGGATGCGAGTTGAGCAGTCTGCATGAAGTAGTCATCCCAGCTAATACGAGACATCTTAATTAAAGAGGTGAAGTAAATCTTTAATTAAGGATGGGAAATTGTAAACGTGGACCTAATGGGCGTTTCATTGGTCGTCCTTTTGAATTACTATCAGAAAAGGAATGTGCGAGATGTAAAATCACCTTACCGATCTCTAATTTTAGGAAGGATGATTACAAATCAGTGAATGGTGAGGAAAGATATTGTTATAGGAGTAATTGTAATAACTGTAACGCCATCATTCAAAATATACACCTATCAAAAAACCCCAGAAATTATATGTCTCAGGTTTACAGAAGTGCAAAATGTCGTTCTAAAAAAAATAACATACCATTTGATTTATCACTTGATGAATGGTGTGAGATATATCAAAATCAAAATGGATTGTGTGCACTTTCGGGTTTGAAAATGACACATCAAAGACAAATAGAAGGTAATATTAGACGTGCATTTTCGGGTGAAAGCAATCATAGATTTTTGTATAATATAAGTCCTGACCAGATTGAACCAAGTAAGGGATATACAAGAGGAAACTTACAATTCGTTTGCACCATGATTAACACCATGAAAATGTCAATGAGTACGAATCAGTTTTTAGAATTTTGTAAACTGGTTTACCTCAAATCCTTATCCGCCGTATAGTACGTCTTCCCCTTCGTGACGAAGCTATGTACCCTCGCGTATCCCCACGCCTGTGGAGAGGCTCCCGGACGATGCCCGGTTCTCCATGCGGCGAGTCCCCTATTGTACACGGTCTTGAGGGTCTTCAAAGGCACGCCAGTAGCCTTAGCAATTTCAGGGAGAGATTTGACTCCTGGGTACATCTTTCTAAACTTTTGCGTGTAGGAAGAAGTCTTTGTTTTCTGTCCCTTGTCCGTCTTGAAATCTTTGTAGTCTCGCTTGAGCATCTTCTTATAGCGGGTCTCGACCTCCTTGAGGGTCCCAAGTCCCCTGAAATATTTGAGGGGTGCATAGATCTTGCCCTCAGATTTACGCAGCTCCCCAACCTTCTTGGTAATCTGAGCATCGCTCAGAGGCATCTTACCTTTTACTGAGAAATTCTAAATGTACCGTCAAACTTCTCTGCACACACGGTTTTACTACCACCTGGTATTTTCTCGTTCCATGTTAAATCTATCACCGTTTTATTTTGAATATCCAGATCTTTCATTACGAGATGACTATCCTTACCTGAATATGCATCAAGTCGATCAATCTTCATATTTTCGATCTGTGCACAACACGCATACTGACCTTCGGGGAGAGAACGTTTAATTTCAACACCCAATTCTGTACCCGGATTCATAATTAAGTTGGATACAAGTTTACCTTCACATCCTCCTTTAGTATACTTCGTAGTCAGTAGAAGACGGGCCTTTTTGGTAGAAACATTCTTTGGCTTTGGCTTTCCTGAACCACTCACACTTCCGGACATACCCTTCCCTGAACCACTCCCACTTGCGGACACACCCTTCCCTGAACCACTCACACTTCTGGACATACCCTTCCCTGAACCACTCCCACTTGCGGACACACCCTTCCCTGAACCACTCACACTTCTGGACATACCCTTCCCTGAACCACTCACACTTCCGGACATACCCTTCCCTGAACCACTCCCACTTGCGGACACACCCTTCCCTGAACCAGTTTTCCTGGCTGGTGCAGGCTCCGCGACTGGTGCGGGCTCCGCGACTGGTGCGGGCTCCGCGACTGGTGTGGGGGCGCGTGAAGCGGTCGCCTGCACATTCTTAGGTTTCATCATTAGAAATCCTATTGTTACACCAGCGGCAATCAATAACAAAATTAAAACACCGATGAAAGCTGGGTTCATCTTACCTTTTGCCGAGATATTTTACTGCCACTTTTATATCGGGAAATAGGCGGTTACCCAACTTCACACGACCTGAGTTAGGATTGTAGTACCCTGTGTAACCCTCGAAAGTTGCCCGAATGAAATCACCCATATAAAAAATACAACATTATTTTAATAAGTCAGGATGGGTCTCTCGATTATCATGGGGAACATGTTTTCAGGTAAGACATCTGAACTTATTCGAAGGTTGAAACGGTTCAAGGTTCTCGGTAAACAAATCATGGTCATCAATTCTGCCAAGGATACACGATCTCCAGATGAAGTCCTGAAGACCCATGATAATGTTAAATTTGATTGCCACAAAGCATTCGAACTTATCAAACTTATTGACACACAAGCTTTTGAAGATTCCGAGATTATCGCCGTCGACGAAGCACAATTTTTCCCTGATCTCCAACACTTTGTTCGGTACTGCCTAGGTGCGGACAAGGACATCATCATCGCGGGTCTTGATGCTGACGCGTTCCAGAGGAAGTGGGGTCAAATTCTCGATTGTATCCCCTTAGCGAGTGAAGTGACAAAGTTATCCGCTCTGTGTATGCATTGTGGGAATGGTAAACCTGGACCATTCACAAAACGCACAGTAGATAACACTGAGCTCGAACTCATTGGTGGAAGTGATATGTATATGGCGGTATGTCAGAAACATCTATGAACATCCAGAATTAAAACAACTCTCCGACCCTGACCAGTCTTGGTAAGTTCGTGGTACCGTGCGTGATCAAAGAGGTACTCCTCACCTTCCTTGTGTACGTG